GTCTAACTATTTAACTTAGCTTTAACTTATTGAACCTATAAACACTAGCGTAAAGGCTAACACGACATCACGCGCGGTTAATAGGATCGCCTTAACACGCTCACCGCGTGGCGTTAGTTCCCACGTTTGCATATCGGCATAAGTCTCACGGATATAACGGATCATAATCCCGCCTTAATCTCAGCTTTGAATAGCGCGATAGCCTCACGCCTTGTATATCCATAGTAACTGCGCGTGACCAAGTAGCCCCCGACAATATCGGACACTACATAAGCCCCTTCATAGTTGCGCTCAATAGTCATTTTTAATCGACTTCCTATCTTGATTAAGTAGCCCTAGTTAGCCCCTATGGCGTACCCCGCACCGCTAGCACCTAAACGCCACATACCCCCCCCGCCATGGGTAAGCGCGTAATCCCACGAATGAGGCTGGACACGGTGCAAATACTCACCAGCTGCCACGCCGTCAGGCATAACCGCAACGGGCACGCCGTCATGCGTCACAATAACCACATCAGGGGCAGCACCAAACACACGCAACACGCTAACAATTTCATCAACCGCCAACACATCAACCAGCCATGCCGTGCCATAGCTGTACCCACACACGGCACACCGATCGCCCAACTTAGCCCCGCCCGACATGTGCGCACACGCTGCTGACATATCATTAAGGTGGTAACGCTGCCACACATCACGCAACGCGCCACTAGGCAAACTATCTACTATTTGCCCATAACTGCCCGCGTTAGTGCCATAGCGCACGCCATGCGGGGCTATCTCACCCACGATACTTACACGCACATAACCACGGCTAGGCACATCATCAAGGCCAATAGTCTTACGGCCATTAGGTAAGGCAGACTTAAGGCGCAACACTACCCGCGCCCTATCGCCATTAAATAAACGCAATTCTTTAACTAATTCCATGGATCAATCCCTATCTATCCCAACGCCCGCGCAACTTACGCGGATCTATTTAAGCCGTACTCATGGCTTAGTTCGATAGCCTCGACAGATACCCACGCCCGCATAGACCTAAGCCCGCTAGCGATACGTTCCGCCTCCTTTTTACTGGCGTAGGCTTTCACCTCCACGCCGTAGTTATCTGTCCCGATTACTGCCCACGCTTGTAGCTGTCCCTTGCGTGGCTTGCCGATTAGTTCCATTACTTTCCAAACCTCTCTCTTTTGTAAGGCTTATCCCTTACAACTACAAAAATAACACACCTCAAAACAATGTCAAGCCAAAACAAAAATTATTTATGTGACGTGCATCACACTATTCTCACCCCCACCAGCTAGCCCCGACACATCACCACGCCTAGCCCTAGCCATCGAATAGTCTCACATCTACCTATTAACACTTAGAGAGTGTCTGCCTGTCTGCCCTGTCCTAGCTGTGCCTTGCTGTGGCTAGTCTGAACTTATTGTCAGACAATTAGACAATCAGACAATTCTGGAAAATCCCAGTCTGGCTTACAGCCAGACCCCACCCTTTTTAAGCACGCCAGGGGTAATACAGTACTATCTACTAAAATTATTTTTCTAAATTGTGGGGGGCAGATTAACTGTTTTTCCTTGTGTTGTAAGGGTTTTTGTGTTGTGTGATGTATGTCACAAGGTAAAGTTTTGGTAAAGTGTGGGAAGCGGGTGTAATTTCCCGCCTTAGTATATAGTGAGGGGTCTTCGACCCTAGGAGAAGGCCCCGAACCTCCTGTTGGTCGGTTCGTTGCACCACAACAGTGGTGCTGGTAACTGGCTGCGATTCATCGCCAGTTACAGGTTTTTACTACTAAGGTTTCGTTCCTAGGTTACTACTAGTAGGCATCTCTCTTGGGTTCGATGCCCGAGGAGTTTTTTATGGCTGTTCAGTTGCCGAATGATCCTAAGCTTCGTGTGCCGAAGGATCAAACTATTTCGTCGAAGGAAGCTAAACGTCGGCTGCTTGATCTGTTGGAGGATGGGTTTTCGGTCGCGGATGCTTGTCACGCGGTCCGTAAGTCGGAGAAGACTTACTACTATTATTTGGATTCTGATCCTGAGTTTAAGAACGCGGGTGCTTGGCTTGGTGCGGTGCAGAAGCGTAAGGGTGTTGTTTCTGCCGAGGATAAGAACATCAGCTTCGCTGAGTTCCGTAAACAGTATTTGAATACTGAGACTTTTGCTCATCAGCAGAATGTGATTGATTTGATTGAGAATCGTGACCCTTCTTGGGTTCACGAGTCTATGACGTTTGAGTCTGGTTTGCCTCAGTATGTGTTGGTGAACATGCCTCCTGAGCATGCGAAGTCGATGACGGTGTCGATTGACTATGTGACGTACCGTATTTGTGTGGATCCTAATGTCCGTATCAAGTTGGTGTCTAAGACGCGTGAAATGGCGAAGGAGTTCCTGTATGCGGTTAAGCAGAGACTTACATCCCCTAGTTATAGTGAACTCCAGAGACGCTATGCCCCTGCTGACGGTTTTAAGGCTACCGCTGATAAGTGGACTGCAGATTCGATTTACCTTGAACGAGATTCGGGTGAAAAGGACCCGACATTACAAGCTCTCGGTATCGGTGGTCAGATCTACGGTGCTCGCGCAGACCTCATCATTCTTGACGATACAGTCACCTTGGCTAATGCTGGGGAATATGAGAAGCAGATCAGGTGGATTCAGCAGGAAGTCCTGACTCGTGTAGGCCCTACTGGTAAGATTCTTGTTGTGGGTACGCGTGTGGATCCTGTGGATTTGTACCGTGAGATCCGTAACGTTGACCGTTACCCTGATGGTTCGTCTCCTTGGACTTATTTGGCTATGCCAGCTGTGTTAGAGTTTCAAGATGATCCGAAGGATTGGGTGACATTGTGGCCTAAGAGCCACATTCCTTGGCTTGGTGATCCGGCTGAACCTGACGAGAATGGTTTATTCCCACGCTGGGATGGTTTTCATCTACGTAACCGTCGTGGTCTTCTTGACCCTAAAACGTGGGCTATGGTTTACCAGCAGCAGGATGTTGAATCTGAGGCTGTGTTTGCTCCGGAAGCTGTTCGCGGTTCTGTGAACGGTATGCGAGCGTACGGTAATCTGGTCGCTGGTGCTCCAGGGCATCCTAAAGAAGTTCTAGGCCACTACGTTGTTTGTGGTTTAGACCCCGCAATGTCGGGAGACACGTTCGGTGTCGTAATCAGTGCTGACAGGCAGACGAAAAAACGGTATCTACTTGATGCGTCACGTATGCCAGCACCTACACCGGCACGTATCCGTGAACTGATTTTCTCTTGGACTGAAAAGTATCGCCCAAACGCTTGGGTGATTGAGAAAAACGCGTTCCAGTTGTTCCTTACACAAGATGAACAGATCAACGAGTTCCTCGCTTCGAGAGGTATTCGTCTCATTTCGCACTACACTGGCGCGAATAAGATGGATTTGGAGTACGGCGTTGCTAGTCTCGGCCCATTGTTCGGTCAGCTTGACTCTGCTGGGAAGTTTGTCAAGGGAAGTAACCTGCTGGAGTTGCCTAGAACGGATAACGAAAGCGTTAAAGCACTCATAGAGCAGCTGATTACGTGGGCTCCTGGCACTAAAAACAAGCAAGATGGGCCTATGGCTTTATGGTTTGCGGAAACACAGATCCGTGACTACGTAAACCAGACTGGTGTGCATGGACAATCGTGGGTTCGTAACCCGTTCGCTACACCGAGAGATTTGGAAAAACGACAAGTTGTTAATTTGGAAGAATACGCTGAAGCTAAACGCTTCGCGTCGGGAGGGTTCTAATGGTGGACATTGACCACATCTCGGCCAGGGTAATGTATCTGCGCCGAAAGGCCGCAGAGCGCGACCAGCGTTGGGCTGACGTTCTAGAAGTACGTAAAGGCAACATCAACAAGGTGTTCCCTGGACTATTCCCAGACGACTACCCTAAGCCGATGGTTGCAAACTTTATTGACGTTGCTGCACGTGACGTTGCTGAAGTTATTGCCCCACTTCCAGCGTTCAACTGTTCAGTAACTAACCAAGTTTCTGATCGTGCACGTGCCCGTGCCGATAAGCGATCTATGATTGCGGCCGGCTACCGTGACCAGTCACGCCTACAAACCCAAATGTTTACTGGCGCAGACCGCTACATCACCTACGGCTTAATGCCAATCGTGATTGAAGTTGATCACGAAAAGCAAACACCTCTGATCCGTATCGATGACCCTATCGGTGCATACCCAGAATACGACCGCTTTGGTCGTCTAGTTTCCTACACGAAGCGTTACGTTAAAAGTGTAGAAGATTTGTGCCTAGAGTTTCCAGAGCACGAATCTGTTATTCGTGGCCGTTACCGCGAGGGTGGACAAAACGCTACCCTTGACATGTACCGTTACCACGATAAAGACGTAACGCTCCTGTTCCTTCCACAGCGCAGCAACTTTGTTCTCGCATCTACACCAAACCCTATCGGCAAGATAATGGTTGTTACAGCCATGCGCCCAGGTGTGGACTCACACGAGACTCAACGTGGCCAATTCGATGATGTGCTGTGGGTTCAAGTGGCACGTAGCCGTTTCGCTACCCTTTCACTTGAAGCGGCACAAAAGTCAGTTCAGGCCCCTTATGCGCTACCTGCTGACGTTAACGTGCTCGAAATTGGCCCTGACGCAACTATCCGTTCAGCTAATCCGGAAAAGATTCGTCGCGTTGATCTGAACATTCCGCCAGGTTTGTTCCAAGAACAGGCACAACTAGATCAGGAAATGCGTACAGGTTCACGCTACCCTGAAGGTCGCCTAGGAACATCTAGCGGATCTATTGTTACAGGTCGCGGTGTCGAAGCACTTATGGGTGGTTTTGATACGCAAGTAAAGACTGCACAGTCTGTACTAGCTGAAGCGTTCAAAGACGTTCTTGAACTATGTTTCTACATTGACGAAAAGATCTTTGCCAATGTTACCAAGACTGTTCGTGGTGTAGATGCGGGTACTCCTTACGAAGTAACCTACACACCAGGTAAAGACATCAACGGTGACTACATTGTTGACGTAACCTACGGTCTTATGGCTGGCCTTAACCCTAACCAAGCGTTAGTGTTTGGTCTGCAAGCACGTGGTGATCAACTAATCTCACGTGACTTCCTGCGTCGCCAAATGCCTTGGGAAATTAACGTAACCCAAGAAGAACAAAAAATTGAAATCGAAAAGCTCCGCGACTCGCTTATTCAAGCAGTTGCCGGTTACGCTCAAGCAATCCCAGTCCTTGCACAGAATGGTCAGGATCCTGGAGAAATCTTGAAGCGTCTAGCTATCGTGATCGAGGGTCGCCAAAAGGGCAACCCACTGGAAGAAGTGGTCGCTGAAGCGTTCGCACCAGAACCTCCACCAGAACAGCCAATGATGGCTGGTACGCCGGAAGAACAAGCCGCTGCTGCGGCTGGTGGCGCACCTGGTGGGGTTGCGTTGAACGCTAAGACTGGCGCACCACCAACGGTTACACCAGGTCAGGCCGGTATGGGTCCTGGCGGTAAACCCGCAATTCAATACCTCCTTGCTGGATTAAACAGCAAAGGAAACCCGACACTAGCTTCTAGTGTCACACGTATGATCCCAGCAGGATAAGGAGAAAACATTATGGCTTTCGGATCAGGAAAGAAGCCAGCCAATCAGGGTGGTTCAGGTAAGGCCCCAGTACAGGGTGCAAAGATTCAGGCAGCACCTGGCGGTGTAAAGAAGCCTGGCAAGAGCACGATTCATTTCGGTTACGCTCCTGCAGGTCAGGGTGGTTCAGGAACCACCAAGGCCGGATCAATCGGCAAGTTCTAATAAAACAGCTGTCCAGAACAATAGGTCTGGATGCTAGGTAAACCAAAAGTATTTTTTTGAAGGAGTAAATATGGCACAAGGCGGTATCCGTCAACCAGGTAATCCTGCGCCAGTCGGACTCCCAGGCGCATTGTCGCAACGAACTGATGGTGGTCCAGCAGACAAACAACCTATTCGATACATTTCTGGTTTACCTTACGGTGAGGGGCAGGTGTTGACTGACCTACAGAGCACTGCTCCTATGGAAGCAGCATCACCTACCCCTTCCGTTAGTGTGTCAGACATTACTGGTGCACAACCGGCTCAAGGTGCAGAGCCTGTAGGCATTACGCCTCTCCACGCACCAACAACAATGCCAGATCAGCCGATCACTCACGGTGCTGACGCAGGCGCAGGACCTGGTCTGGCTTCACTTAATCTTCAATCTGCTGACAACAACAGCTACCAAAACGCACAAAGTATGCTGGTTGCGTTATCTCAAAACCCTAACGCTTCTCCAGCTTTACAGTATTTGGTTCAATCTATCAATAAGGTTTTCTAAATGGCAGGTTCTAATTCCGATTGGGATAACCTCGTCAACCAGGCATTGACATACAATCCTAGAATTATTGCTTCACCAGGTTTAGCGTCTGACGCTATCCAATCCCCTGATCCTTCAGCGACTGCACCTCTTCTTGTGCACTCTGCTATGACTCAGGGTGCTCAACAGTCTGCACAAGATTATCTTGCAGATAGCCCTGTAGCCCACCACTGGTGGGATGGTGTAATGCACGGTGTTGCTACCGCAACCGAATGGATGGCTAAACCTTTAGGCGAAATCCAAAAGGACTACAAGTTCATTCACTCTGTGTATACCCGTCATGGTGTTATTGCTGGTGCTATGGCTACCGCAGCTGTTGCTGCCGGTGGTACGATTGGTCTTCTTGCTGGTGGACCTATTGGTATGGCTGCTGGTGTTGATCTTGCTGCGACTGGTTTGCGTACTATTGGTGGACACCTTGACCAGTTTAAGGATTCATACAACGACTCTAATGATGAGAACTATAAAGTTTCGTTTGGTCGTGACGTTGCTAATGCTTTAGGTGCTCGTGGTCAGACAGATTCTGGCTGGGCTAAGTTTGTTTCTGGCGGTCTTGACGCAACGTTTGACGTTTACCTTGATCCTTTGATGAAGATTGGTATTGCCCGACAGGGTATACGTTCTGGCAAGTTTATTGAAAGCGCAACTAAGCGCAAGTATGTTCCGATGGTTTTCCGGTCTGCTGGCGTTAAAGACTTCCTTGAACGTAACAGTTTGCAAACTTTTGGCAATGCCGACAATTTAACAAAGTTGTGGGAAGCTGGAAAGAATCCTACAGCTATGGACAGGTGGGCTGGCTCTGCTGCGCAACTTCATCGTGCGTTTGAAGAGATTGCTCCACTTTCCGGTGCAGAGATTGGTTTCAAGTTTCCACAACTAAAACCAATCTCTTACGAACTAGGTTTGGCTAAAGATAGCGAAGAAGTATATAAAGTATTTCTTGAAGCTCACGTAAATGAAGACATTATGAATCGCTTTAGTCGTGGCGGAACTCCTGTTATGCCTTCGCGTACATTGCTCCGATCAGCATTGTCTAAAACTTCTGACAAGTTTCTACAACCAGGTAAACTTGATGATGCTGCATACAATCTAAACAATGCGGCTAACTTTATTATTCCACGTAAAGTTTTTAACCAAGAAGCGCAAGATCTTTTTATCCAGTCTGAGACTGCTAAGAACATTGCTTCTGGTCTTTTCTCTGATCCCAATGTAGCTCTTGTTGCTGCAAAAGGGGCTGCTCAAGAAAAAGCTAAAACTGGCGAGTTTGATAAATACATTAAGCCTGTTGCTTTACGTTTGAACGATGGCTCTGCTTGGGCTACAGCATTGTCTAAAAAGGTTCGTACTTTTTCAGGCTACCAACCTATGTGGATTAGTGATGATCTTAAAGAAATTAATACACAAAAGTTTGATCCTGCTAGTGATAACGCTAATAATGTCATTTATTCTATCGCTCGTTTTGCTTTGGGGCATAGAGCTGCACTTAATTGGGTCAACGAGTGGAATAATGCTCGTTATGTTAATCCTGCTACTGGTGTCTTAACTACTGCACCTGATCTTGCAAAGCGTAAAGAAATCTATTTAGGTCTTCTTCACGAAACAGTTAAGGCTGCAGGTTTCCCTAACGATGGTCAAGCATACAGTGATTTGATTGACTACATGGGTTCTAAGCTAACTGGAACTATTGGTGGCAACGCTTACGGTTACGGATACAAGAGCAATCACGGTGTATCTACATTTGTTAATGATGAGATTTCTCATCAGGCTGCTTTAACTTCTGATCAGGTTGGCAAATGGTCTATGCCTGATCTACGCGAGTTCCAAAAAGCAATGCGTAGTATGAATAATGTCGGTCAAATGTATGGCAAGATTGACGAGTTTGTTGCTAAACAATTCACTGATTCTATTTTTAAGCCTTTTGCTTTGTTGACTGCCGGTTTCGGTGTACGTGTGGCCGCTTCGGAACTTATTCCAACAATGATTCGTTTTGGTGGAATTAACACTGCTCGTGGCAAACTGGCTACTTCCGCAAGAAGTATTCAAATGAAAATGGCTAAAGATAACGTTCGCTATGTTGCTAAACGTCTTGACTATAATCTTGCACCTGGTGAAGAAAATGACATTCTTGCCCACGCAATACTTGCAATGTCTGGAAACAATGTAAAGTATGTTTCTAAAGCTTACAAGTCTTCTGCTAAGGCTCGCCAAAAAGGTGAAGTTCTTGTACGCATCTTTGACATTATGGCAGCTAACTCTGCTAGTGCTTCTAAGTTCCTTGCGGAACAAGCTGAAATGTCTGCAGGTAGTGGCGTAAAGAAGTCTATTGCTCGCGGGCTATCTAAGATTGCTACAGAATACGATCTGCAATGCGCTGCTGAAATTGCTATGATGACTGGTGGTCACATGGGTCAAGGCGCAGTAATGACTGGTCATGGTATTGACAAGGATCCGTCTGTTGCTGTCGATCATGGCTTGTACCTTGGTAAGCAGTATGTGAGTAAAGGTATGAAAGACCCTAGTGGTGCTTTCCGTTACTTCACTCCTACCGATCACCACTTTGTTCCAATGTATTTGACGAACCTTCAGAAGGCTTCACAAAACATTGTTGGTCAATCTATTGCACGAGACTTCCTTGAGTACCGTGACATTATGGGTGCTGATGCGATACACACTGATACATTCTGGGATGTACTTCAAAGTAAAGAACATCAGCGTATCACTTCACCACACAGGTTGAACGATCCTTATGCTGGTGAACGCCAAAAACTTGTACGTTACCAAGCCCAAGAGCCTGACAAGTTCGCTTTTGATCGCATTGATAATTTCCGTAACCTTGTTACTGGTGCTGACGGTACAGTATTTGAACATCTTGTCGAAAAGATTGCTAATGGCATTAAGCCTTTAGAAGCTGACATTATAAACATTCCTGCAGAGTCAATGCCTAAAGCAGTTATTGGTAATGAACTTGTTCCTTACATTGGTAAGCGTTTAGATCAACGCCTTATTCAAGAAGGTTTCAAGAAAGTCATTGACCCTATCATTGGTCACGTTTCCCGTGAACCTATGTTCTTCCAGCATTACAAAGAAGCAATGCGCTACTACCGACCAATGATTGAAGCTGGTCGTGTGAGTGAAGCAACTGGCATACGTTTAGCTATGCAGTCTGCAACTAACGCAATGGTTCCACAGATCCACAACCCTGCGCTACGTACACAATTCTCTGTACTTGCACGTAACTATCTTCCGTTCTATTTCGCACAGGAACAGGCAACTAAACGTTACCTGAAACTTGCTGGTGAACGACCTGAAATGTTCCGCGCATACCAGTTAATTGAACATGCAATTAACGATCCTGGCTTTATCCAAGAAGATAACCAGGGAGGTCGCTACCTTGTCATTCCTGGCATTGGTGAACTATCTGCAGGTTTACTTGTTGGTGCTCAAGCATTAGGTATTCCAGTTATCGGTGGTCTACCTGTAACTGTTCGCGGAAACATGGAGTCGCTAAAAACTGTACTTCCAGAAACCACTATGCCTAGTGTTTCGCCTATGGTGTCTGTTGCAGGTAACTGGTTGGCTTCTATCGATCCAGCGTTAAGTAAATACATTAAGCCTGTCGTTGGTGACATTGCTTTCGGTCAACAGTTTGTTGATACGATTCTTCCTTCTGCACCTGCACGTGCATGGTGGAAAGCTATGAACGCTGATGAACGTGACCGCACTTTCAGTAACGCTATGTTGTCTGCTATTGCTGCAGCGAACTATAATGGTCAAGTACCTTCACCTGATGCGTCACCTGCTGAACGTCAAGCGTTCATTGACCGGATCAAAAACAATGCTCGCAGTATCTTGATTATTAAAGGTATTTTGAATACTGTTTCTCCTTTAGCACCACAGGTGACTCAGGAGGATCCTGGTCTGCGTGACGAGTTCTACAATCTGAAGCAGGAGAAGGGTGACTACCCTACAGCGTTGCAGGAGTTCTTGAAGCGTCACGGCGATAAGGCTTTGTCGTACACGGTTGCTAAGACTGAGGCTTCTATGCCTGGTGCTAACATGCCGTACACGACTGAGGCTATGAACTGGATTAAAGATAACGAGTCTTTGATTAAGGATAAACCGGCTGGTGCAGTGTTCCTTGTTCCGCAGGGTGCTACTGGTGGCGATGCTCAACTTGCTCACGATGAGTTGTTGAAGATGCATTTGCGTTCACGCCGCACAAGTGAAGAGTTCTTGACTGCTATCTACACAGCTGCTGGTAACAACCAGTATTTTGCTGATAAGGCTGTGCATGAT